AAAATTAAAAGGAATGAGTTTAAACCTGTGAGTGAATATGAATATATGATGTATCAGAATGAGAAAAATAGAAAAATACGATTATTACGACCAATGCATATTACCAACTTTATCCTAACACTTCAAGAAACTTATAATTTATATGGTTAATATATTATGACAACTCCCAACATTAAATTTAATGCTTATACGTTTTGGGCATTTGACTTGATATCATATGATTCATCTACAATTTATGATTTAAAAGAATGGTTTAAGGAGGTAAGAATATATGAAAGTATGTTTACATCTTCTATGCATGCTGATATCATCATACAAGATCCTGAGAATATGTTAGTTACATTACCAATAGTAGGGCAGGAGACGGTGAATATATGGCTACAGTCAGAACTTAATAGTGCTGAAATTTTAAAGTTGAGTATGAAGGTGTATTCTGTAACTGATATAAAATCAGTTAACGAGTCTATAGAATATGTGTTGCAGTTGGTTACTACTGACTTTACTATGAATTTTGAAGAAAAGATATCAAGACATGTATCTGGATATGGAAGTTCTATCGCAAGTGATATATTTAACGAAAGTGATATTGATTCAAATAAATTTATATCAGTTGAGCAAAGTATGGACGAACATGATTTAGTGATACCTAATATGACTCCCTTTAGGTGTATAAATTGGTTGTCTTCTAGGTGTCATAATGATACTAGTACATCTTATGTATTTTTTGAGAACAATCGTGAATATATGTTTAAGTCAATTGAATCATTTTTCTATGAGAGTATTAAATATAAATATCGGGGTTCTGGTAAGAATATTAATAGCTATGGAACTATGAAGAAACAAGAAGAAGAAAATAGGTCATTAATATCATATAAAGTTATATCCAGATTTAATGTTATAGATAATATAACCAAGGGTATGTATGCATCTGGTGTTATGAGTTGTGATGTTGTACATAGAAAGGTTAAGAAAACAACACATTCGTGGTATGAAGATTCTGAGAAGTATCAAGTTAAAAAAAGAGAAATAAAGAGTCGGTTATACCCATTAATGAGTAAGAATCCAAACGTTATGTTGAAATATTATCCTGATAATGTTATGTTAGTTCCACACAATCAGTTAAATAAATATAATATATCAGATAATATTTTAAAATATAATTATGGTAATCAGTTATTTGATAATTTAAAGATGAATATAGAAGTTTCCGGTAATACTTCACTAGCTGTTGGTGACTTATTAGAAATAGAAATTCCGGTAAAACGTCCTGGAAATGAGGTTGTTCGTGATGAAATTTATGCTGGTAAGTGGTTGATTATAAACATAACACATATAATAACTAGAGATTCATATATTATGAGTATTGATGTAGCTAAAGACAGAATAGGATTAAATTTATAATGAATTCTTATATGGGTATGGATAATTTCATATGGTTTCATGGTATTGTTGAAGATACAGATGATCCATTAATGATTGGTAGGTGTCGTGTACGTGTTATTGGATTACATACTGATAATCGTTCTATTTTGCCAACTGATAAGTTACCATGGGCGAGTCCTATGATGCCAATAACATCGGCATCAATTGGTGGTATTGGTATATCTCCAACTGGTATTATGTTGGGTTCGTGGGTTGTTGGATTTTTCAGAGATGGTGAGAGTGCCCAAGACCCAATAATGATGGGTACTATTCCTGGAATACCGTCTGGACCAGATGAGGATGAATTGGATTATGGTGATCCAAATTTAGATGGATATCCATATAAAGAAGAAACGTCACAATATAATAGTGTTATTAATGAATCCGATGTTAATAGGTTAGCTAGAGGGGCGACTACTAAAAAGGTTTTTACGACTAAAATAGAATTAATAGAATATTTTAAAAATATACATGATGGTTTAGGATTTGATTCTCCACTGTTATCGATATTTAACGACTTGACTATGAATGATTTGTTTATTGATGACCTTATGAAGTTATTGCATGATAATAAAGATATTAATGACTTGATATTGAGTAATGCATTGGGTAGGCATGACGAGTCAAGTGTTAGTATAGTGACACTGATGACATCATCTGATAATATGTCCACCGAGGATTTAAGGGAGTTATTATCAAATGATGTACTTTCAGATATACTTACCACAGTATTGGCGGGTAAGTTAAAGGATGCTGAATTATTATTAGATCTTTTTATGTCATTTGAGAAGTGGGATTGGGTTATTGAAGAAGAGACAACTGTATCGGAAACTGAAGTTTCCGTTGATACTATAGTAACAAATAAAAAATCATCAGTTATTAATAATTCTTTATTTTCAGAACCACCAACTAAATACGCTCCTACCTATCCTGATAATAAAGTATTAAGCACTGAGTCAGGTCATCATCAAGAGTTTGATGATACTCGAGGTGCTGAAAGGATTCATACTTATCATAAGAGTGGTTCTTTTGAAGAATATCATCCAAATGGTGATAGAGTAACTAAAATAGTTGGTAATGACTATGAAATAGTATATGGTAATAAGAATTTACATGTTTCTGGTAATCTTAATATATATGTTAATGGTTCTGTTAAAATAAAAGTAAACGGATCGTGGGATGCAAAGGTTGGTGGGTCACATACAACTAACAGCGGTGGGAATATGAAAAAAACTGCACCGAAAATCAATTTAAACTAGTAAAGTAGTTAATTATATGAATAAACGATATGACAAAAAATTCCAATATTATGATATTGATTTAAAATTCAGAAAGTGGGAATCTGTTATGAATAACGGACTGACTGATTGGGAAACTGATTTAAATGAAAAGGGTATATCTAATAATGACATAACCCATATGACTTCACATCCATCAATAAATCAATCATTAAGGAATATATTATTAACCAATATATATGAAAGACCATTTGATATCAATTTCGGTGGTAATGTGTATAGTCAATTATTTGAGAATATAGATGATATTTCTTTAATGTCGCATGTATCTGACATTATACGTGAATTAGTATCACGATATGAAAGACGTGCGGATATTGTTGATGTATCGCTTGATGAGGGGAAGTTTCAGAATAATAAACATATTATAAATATTACAATAGCATATGTCATCCCGACATCCGATCACGTAATACGTTTTACATTTCCAATAGAGAGAATAAAGTAACCATTATGTCAAATATAAAACTTACAGAATTAGACTTTGATAATATAAAATCAAGTATAATTAATTATATGAAGAGTCATCCGGATCAAACATTTAACTCATATGATTTTGAGGGATCTGGGTTAAATACGTTAATAGATTTGTTGGCATATAATACCCATCACCAGGCATTTTATTTAAACATGGTAGCTAATGAAATGTTTTTAGATACTGCTAAACTTAGAGAGAATGTAGTATCTAAAAGTAAATTACTTGGATATATGCCGAAATCGAATAAGAGTGCAACTGCTATTGTTGATTTAGTTTTTAAAATAAAGGCATCGGTGATAGATGATTTAACTACAGATAGTATGTTTATTTCTGATGAGGTTCTGGATATTAATGGCAATCTCAAGAAGATTATTAATAATAAATTCCCAATTAGTACTAGTGATGTATTTACTTTAAATTCTAATACGGGAAAGGGTAATATTCATTATTATACTCCTAAGTATGTACAATATGCTAAGAAGGATATTGATATAATGTATGAGGCACCACATGATTATTATGTATATAGATTAGATAATATGGTATTGGTTCAGGGTAATCCGGTAGAAGAAGTTTTTATTATTAATAATGAAGATATTAATCAGCATCATCTTATATCTAATCAAGACATTGACACGACAAGTATGGTAGTTACGGTTAGACCTAATGAAACCTCAATTGAGTCAAATATATATACATTGGAAGATGATAATATGAAATTGGATTCTGAGTCCAAGGTTTATTTTTTACAGGAATCATATAATGAACAGTATGAAATATATTTCGGTGATGGTATATTAGGTAAATATATACCAACTGGGTCTATTGTAAATGTTAAATATATTAACTGTTTGGGTAGTATCGCCAATAATAAATCTGGTGATATGAATTGGGTTACACCACCACAACACGTTACTGCTCCATCCATTTCAGCATCAGTAGTTGGTAAGACTTGGGGTGGGTATGATAAGGATGATATAAAGACTATTAAACATTCAGCTCCCAGAGAGTTTTCTACACAACCGCGTGCAGTTACTTCTGAGGATTATAGAGAAATATTACGACAAATATATCCAAATATAGATTCTATTAATGTTTGGGGTGGTGAAGAAAATGTACCACCCATGTATGGTAAGGTTTTAGTATCAATAAAACCAAAGAATTCTTTATACCTATCAGACCATGAACGTGATAATATAGAATTTAAATTAAAGAGAAATCATTCAGTAATTGGCATAGTGCCTATGTTAATGAGTCCGACATATATTAAAATTAATATCAATACATTAGTTAAATATGATATACATTCTACTATATTATCGGAGCCTGATATAGTGGAAATGGTTAGTACTAATATAATGGAATACTCAAATGATGTGTTGAATAGTTTCGGAGACTACTTTAGATATTCTAGGTTTCTATCTATTATAGATGACACTCATCATTCAATATCCAATAATGTCACAACTGTGTCTGTATCAATTTCACATGAAATTCATGAATCTAAAATTAGTTATGTATCTAAGTTTTCTAATAGGATTAAACGTGGTACTATAACATCTACTAAATTTAAGTTGATCGGTGACGATAGGGAATATTTATTTTCAGATGATAGGGTGGGTAAGTTAGTGGCATATACTCATGATGGTGAGGGGAATAGGTATGATAATCCATTTGTGATATCTGATATTGATTATGATACTGGTATAGTAACTATCCGAGATATTATATTACAGAAAGAAGAAGATGTAACTGATATAACTATTACTTGTGTATTAGAATCACCTGATATTTATGCCAAGGAAAATCAAATATTATATATTGATGTGATTACATTGAATGTTAGAGCAAAGTCTAATGAGATATATACGTTAGATAACAGTGTACATTCTGTTAAGATATTATGAAAAAAATGAACTTTATAAATCATATATCGGAGGGTATTAGAACACAGTTGCCGATGTGGATGTCGGTAGATAATGATGAGTATGATAATTTTATACAATTCCTAGAATTGTATTATGAGTGGATGGAACGTGAATATGGACAAATT